GCACTCATAGTAGTTCTGTTTTTTACAGAATCTTTAAGAACTATATCTATCGTGCCGTAACTCATACCACGGACACCGTTATATTCACCCTCTGCTGAGTGTAGATAGCCATAAATCGGTTTCTGATAAGCAGGTGCGCCTTCAGGGATACCTATAATTTCTGTTTCGTATGTTCGGCGCGCCTCAAAGTATTCTTCTTGCCAACTCTTTGGGCCACCTGCGGTACGAGAACTTTCTACTTCATAAACATTTTTTAATCTGCCATCTTTTGCTACTTTTTGTAAGTTTTGTGGGCTAATGGCTATTTTGATTTCTTTTTTAGCGTTTTGAACAAACAATGGGGCAAAAGATTTCTCAAAATACTTTTGTGCCTTGCCACTCTCTCTGTATCTGTATCCGTTTTGAGTCCATCCAATAGCAACTTTTTTATTCTTGGCTAGTTCGTATGGCATACCCGTAACTGGTGCGGTTGTAACTGGTACTACCTTTGGCGCTTCGGTAAATTTGAACCAACCAAATCGTTCAGCCATCTCTTTGATTAGTGGGTTGTTCGTCTGGCCTTTCATAATTACATACTCAGCAAACATTTCGGCGTAAAACTCTTTGGTGTTTTTCTTGGCGTAACTAGATACAAACGCCAATGGGTCATTTGCGTACTTGCGTCTTAGTTCAAGAATGATTTTTTCTGTTGCAGGGTTTTGTATTGACTTGCCGCGACCAAATGAACCGCCAACATCTACCGTATGACCCCACTCATGAGCGAGTGTGTATTGACGATGAGGAACAATGCCAATAGCGGGCATCTTAAATCCAAGTTCTGCCTTCATTGGCACATCATCCATAACAAGAGATGGCTTTAACCAAACTTTTGCATCACCAAGAATCGCACTTCCATAAGCATTACCTCTATTGCTTGAAATAATAAAAGTTATGCCGTCTTTTGGCGCTATTTTTTGCAATGCATCTATCTCAGCAAGCAATTTTTTGCGCGTTGCTTCTGGCACTTTTAATCCAACGGATGAGAATTGGACCGAGAAGGAACCGTTCTTATAGACCTCACCCTTCTTCAAATAATCTAAATCAGGCTTGGCCAAAAACCCACTTGCAATACTGGCCCTTAATTTATCTTCAGTCATGCTTGGATATTTGCTCAGTGTTGTTCTTATCCAATCATTTACCTTCTCATCTTGGCTCAACTTCAGCCATTTACCCGGCTCATAAGCCGATAACAACGGTGCAACTGGAGCAACTATTGGCGCTGGAATAACAGTAGGTGGTGTAGGCGGAACAATGACTGCGCCCGGAACTGTGCTTTCTTCTTCCATGCCCGGAATTGCAGGAGCCAAAGCGCATCGGCAATTTGGATGTGCTGGCGGCTGTGTATCACCGGATGGAAATGGTTGATTTATGCGTACTGTTTTATTGGCGTTTTGTGCGCACTTATCGCAAGGCTCAAATACCAACCAAGTCATTTGTGTTAAGCCCGCCATCAAATAGCGTTGTTTTGTTGCTTCTGAAATTGCACGATTCTGTTCAGTGATAGCAATAGTTAAAGCGCGTGAAGGACTAGCAACATGAGCCATAATTAGTTTTGCCGCTTGTTTAGCATCTAATCCAAGTTCGATAGCCTCAGCAAGAGAGTTACCAATCATGCTCAAAGTGCTATCTGAGAAATCTTTGAATGTTATTCCTTGTTCCTCTAAAAGATACTGGAAACCTCTAGGTGGTTTGAGCAATATCGCACTGCCTTTGTCACCGGGTTTCCATTTGGACCAATCAACTCCACCTTTGGCTTCTGCTTTCTGCGCTCGCTGTGCATTTTCTACTTCTTCGCGTGCGGCTGTATCACCAAGTGCATAAGCATCAGCCCATACTCTGTATAAAACATTTCGTAGTGGTTCTAAGTTTGGGCGTATGTTTAAGATTGTCCACGCTCTTGCTCTAACTCTTTGTTGAGTCAGCGTAAGACTTTCATCGGGCATCGTATTTGCATAGCCCGCAAACGCTCTTTCTGGTTCAAACGATTGGCGTAAAGCGGCTCTAATAAATACCGCGTTCCTAGCCGCCAAACGCGCATCTGCCTCTAATGCGCGCTCCCAAGTCATGTTAGATACGCTTTTGCGAGCGCCCTTGCGGTTTCTAAATCACCGTCAAACGCACAACGGTTTAGCGCTTCGCCAACAATCGGGTCTAAGGTTTTGAATTCAAATAATCGTGCGCGCTTACCTTTAGATGCCCACTTCATAAATGCTTTAACCTCAGAACGGGTTTCCTCATCTACTTCTTCTTCAATCTCAGATGCTTCTTCTGGCGATACTTCTTCTGGTTTAGCATTTTCTGTATCTGGTGTTGTTGGCTCATTTGGTTTTGCATCTGGTCCTGAAAGTGTTGGAGCAGATATAACTTCTTTTGCATTGATAATGCCATCTGGCGAGAACAAGAAAATATCTGAACCCGCAACAAGTAGTGGCATATCTGCTTGTGGTGTATCAAGTAACGGTAATCCCATCTCAGAACGGCGTTCGTTGATTGTTTTACCTGCGCTCTTTACCTCAATATCCGCCTTCCTTGCCATGGATTCGTTGTCCATGCGCTTGCTAGTCATGAGGCGGAATTCAAGTTCACGCGGCATGCCTAGATATGTGTAAGAAAGATTAGTAATCATTCGGCCAATCCAGTTTGCTAATGGACCGACACCGATTGCTTCGGCTGTTTCAGCGCGGCCTTCTTCATAACCTGCGCCGCCCAATCCGCCCTTTGGTGCAAATCCAATTTCACCCGGTTGCACACCAAAATGGCCGCAAATAGATGTAATCAAATAATCATCAAGAGTGTCTTTGAACTTTTCGCCATAACCTTCATTGACTACTGGGCTTAATCCTTTTGGTAAGAGTCTTGCGCGCTTGCGTTGTTCTGTTTGTCCTGCAAGGTCATCATTAAGGATGTTTTCATAAGCACGGAGTAGGTCTGGGTTGTTTCCCCAATCTTCATCTGTTGTGAACATAAGTTCGGGCAACACACCGTCTGTATATTCCGCTCTGAGCCATTGCTGTCTGCGCAAATATATGTCTGCGAGAGGTAATGCGCGCTCCACAGGGCTAAAGCCGTACACGCTAATGCTACGGCGGTTACGAACCATATAAGCAAGTTGGTCACTTGTGAACTCTCCATCTGCCTTCGGGTCCTCATCAGTTGCAGAAAATTCTGAGCGTGGGAATCCGTAAAGAATTTGTTGATACGCCGCATTTGGTGGCATTGGTCGCATACCGCGGTCATCAATTAGTGGTTTGATTGTTGAGCCATCAAGAACCTGCATTGCATAAAGGTCGCCGCCTACTGTTGGCAATGGATAAACAGCCCAAGCATCAATTACAAGAATGTCCTCTAGCGCAATGTTTAACCAATCGTTCCAAGTTAATCCGTTTTGTTTGTCTGGTGTTTCCCAAAACTCACGGAGGCGATTGATTTCTTCGGTGAATTGCAATCTTGCTTGTGCCATAGCGCGAACATGGTCGCCGCCTGACTCACTTACAATTTTTTCTGATGCGTCTGTGCCTAGAACAATATCCCATTCCAAACCAACCATCTTGCTCTTAGTTACTTCAATGCATCGGCGCAAAATATCTATTTGGTCTGCCGCGGCGCGTAATGTCTTAAAAGGTACAAGGCGTGTTTCAGTTACATTGATGTTTTGTGCTACTTGATATTCGTAGCGGCGTGGTTGTGGTCTGCCATTGTCTTGCAATGGATTGATTGCGCCCGGTGTAATTGGCGTACCCGGACCAAAAGGAACTTGTGCGCTAAATGGTGCGCGTGGCAATGCTATTGAGTTGCCGTATGTTTGACGCATATTGAGCGCATCTGCTTGTGCGCGCATCTCTGCTTCAGTTGATGTGATGCTTCCTGCTGGTAAGCGTGGTGCTTTTTCAATGCTGTTTGTTGCTATTGCTCTTGCGATACGGTCACGCAGACCCATGCGTATCTCCCTTTGTTTCGCCCCTTATGATTCAGGCTGTCGTAATGATAGCGCTTCCACACTTCGGACATAGGCTCATTGATTTTGGAAATGGTAATGCACACTTCGCACAAAAGTTTGCAATACTGTTGAAATAGTGGCTAACGCTAGATTTACCAAGTAGGTCGCTAAACGCTTGCACCATCGCATCTAGTCTATCTGGTGATGTTGCATCTGCCGGAGTCCAGATTGTCATTTGGTCCTCTAATTGTGGGAACTCTCCAACATGATGCACACGCCCTTGCTCATACATTGCCGCTACTGGTTCGGCGCGTAACTTTTTACCAACATGGGCGCGTATTTCTCTGATGGGTAAGGTTGTCCGTACCTGCTTCAAAACAGCACTAACCATATCTCCACCCTGATTGACTTCTACAAGCAATGAATCTGCTTTGTAACGGTCAAAGAGTTCAACTGCTCTTTGCGCCCACTCTAAAGGTGAACCTCTCATTGAGCCATCATGCAAAACATATCCATGCCCACCTGCATCACTTCCTGCAACGATAATTCCAGTTTCATCACTTGACGCTGTATTAGTTACAGCCGGGTCAATGCTTACAACAATGCGTGACAGTGGTGGATTTACTTTTACGCGATTGCGGTCAATAAGTCCTCTGGTCCAAAGCGCTCCTTCTTGGTCCTCCAAGATTTCGCCATAAAGTTCTTGCCTACCTAATCTGGTTCCGTTGTATCGGGCTTGTAGTTCTAATAAAGCGCTAGGTGCAAGGTTGGCGGCGTTATCAAAGGTTGAACCCTTAGTGACTGTCACAGAACCATCTTCACGACCCGCTATTTGGCGTATAAGGGTTGTTGGCCGCGGTGTTGTGGTTATGACTATTCGGGGTTTTGCTCCAAGGCGCAATCCAAACTGTAATTGATGCCAAGCATCTTCGTATCTATATGCGGCTAACTCATCACACCAAGCACCGTGGTGTTGTGGTCCACGGAATCTGTCAGGTTCATCAGCGCTAAATAGTTTTATTTGGCTTCCATTGTTTAGGCGGATTTCACCATTGCTTCGGTTGTAAGTTTGTAACACTTGATAACGATGCAAGATATTTATGATTCCAGATTCACCTTCGGCGCAGGTATCTCTAGCATCTGAGTATGTAGGTGCGACTATTGCCCATCTTGTATCAGGTTTGCTTATGGCTTCCCACGCTAACCATTCGGCGGCTGTTCTAGTTTTACCCGCTCCACGACCTGCAAGATAAAGCCAAACATTCCAATCGCCTTCAGGTGGTAATTGTTCTTTACGCGCTAGTTGTATCCACCTCAGTCTGCTCGCTTTCAATCTGCTTTGCGGGGAGGGTTGTGATGTTTGCGGCGACTCCTTCAATGTATTCAATAACTCTGGCGAGTTCTGTAACTTCGTCATCAAGGCTTCTAGGTCCATTATGTGTCACCTCCTGTTCTATGCGTATTGGGGATTTCAGTCCAAGCAAATCTGCCTGTTGTTGCATCGTGCTTAGGAGAATCCCCACTGCTCTGGGGTTGCCTTGAATGGCTGGTTCTGTGAATGTTTCTATAAGCGCATCTAAACGGTCTATATGGGCCTTCAGATAATCTTCACGGTCAGGATGCTCTATGCGTTTCATTGCGCGCTTGTAAGCCTTCTGTACGCCAGATGCATTGGAATAACCCAATTCTTTGGCGATTGTTTCTAGCGTTTTGCCTTCTGTATGACGCTTAAAGACAATGAGGTTCTCACGCTCTAACAGTTCTACCTCAGTCTTTTTTCCTGTCATGCGCATAAATTATCCCACAATTAGTGGGAAAACAAATCTAATTAGTTAAACGCAAAACAATTACAAGCCTTGCCATTATCTAAAGTTACATTGCAACGATAGTAGTGGGTGCTTGTTGCTTCTTCCTTTACAGCGCTTTCAACAGCCTCAGTTTTGATTTCTGTTTCAACGATTTGTTTGGCCGATTTTCTTGGCATCTTCAGGCTCCTTAAAGTGATAGGTCATGTAATGCTTGTGGGATTCTTTCCAAGCATCAGCGGTATCGGATACTTTGAACACAGGCTCTCCCTTGCAGAGAAAGCATCTGTATTGCTTCATAACCTAGAATTCTTCTCCCCGTGCTAGTCGTAATCTGGCATCAAGCAAATCATCAATACTGTTTTGCAGTATTTCCTTTTTGCGCCAATCCATTCGATTGCCGTATTCATCTGTTTTGAGCAACTCAAAGATATGCTTGATGGCTTCATCTATATCTTCAAGCGTTACATCATCAGTGATTGATACCGACATGAGCAGATGTTAGGGTTTTTTGCGCGCCTCTGCTTCAAGTTCTTCAATGAGTAATTCAATTAAATTTTCTATCTTGTAAGCAAGGCTCTCTTTGCCCTTGCTTCGTAATCTATCTGCAAGGATATTGAGAGCCATTGCTACTTCTGGGTCATTCTGAATCACTAGAAAAGTCCTGTAAAAAATCAAGTAATTGGTCCACGCGTACTACATCAAAACCTTGAATATCGTGGCTGTAATCTCCAGCAAAGGCTTGGATTTCTCTGATGATAGAACGCCGCGCCTCTACCTTTAATGTTTTGAGAGTTTTTTGTTGGCTCTCTAAATCAGGCGTTTCGAGCATCTCTTTTTGCTTTGTAAGCAAGGACATCTTCGCGCTTGTAATAAACATTTCTACCGGATTTGTGAACCCACAGTAATGTTTTGCGATGTTGTATTTGGCGCAAATTATTCATCTTGATGCCAAGAATTTCTGCCGCTTCTGCCGCGCTTACTAAGTTTTCATCTACCATGGCTGTTCCCAACCTCCGTTAGTTTGTGTTTTTGATTTTGCCAATTTTGGCACTACGCCTATTTCTGATGCGCTGATTTCCATAATAGATTTATCAACACCGTTTTTATCTTTGTAATTGTTCATTTTCATTGTTCCAATAACAATTACTTCATCGCCTTTTTTGATTGAGGATGCAATGGCTTCGGCGCTTTTGCCAAACTTAACTACGCGATACCAAGTAGTTTCGCCATCAACCCATTGTCCGTTTTGTTTTGAACGCGGAGTGTAAGCAAGAGAAAATGTAACTATGGGCAAGTTATCTGCTGTTACTGTTTTGTATTCGGGGTCGTTACCCAATCGCCCTCTTAATCTAATTTCCATTATTCACCTTCCATGAGAACACTCATCGTGCCATCATCTCGTAGTAAAACTATTGACCCATCCGGGCGCGTAAATGGAGTTAAATGCGGTTCTTGCCAAGAACCAACCATCCAACCTTTTTGCGATGCCGCTTCAGGATTGTGGTGGATGCTATCACTGCGTAAGTTATGACAGCCGTGATGTATGCGAATTAAATTACTGGGCGTGTCTAAGCCGCCTCTGCTTTTTAATTTTCTGTGATGCAGGGCCATAGAAGGTAGGGCGGGGCCACCGCAAACTTCGCAGTAGTCGCCCGCCCTTTCTTCAACTTTTTTTACTACTTTTTTATCCAATTATTCCTCATCATCTTCAACCCACTCATCCGGGTCAATATCCGGAACAACAGTAGGTTCCCAATGATTAGGAAAAATAATGGACATTAGTACCAACCACCTCTGCCGTTTTCATCTGCTCTGGAAAGCCACGATTGTAATGCACCGCAAGGACTGTCGTAACGGGTTTTAATGTAATTCAATCCCCATCTAATTTGCGGATGTGGATGCTTCAAAAAATCCCGTATTTGTTTTGCGGTGTTGTGGCTCATGTGGCGCTGAGGTATGCCGTAATCGTGAGTTGGGGATTTCGCCTTGTGATTCCAAGCCGACTCCTTACCCCACAATTTAGCCAAACAGCCAAACTGTTTTTGGGCATCGTTCCACTGCTTACCGACCAGATAACGCGCAAAATTCTTTGGCGGCATTTGTGAGATTACAAATTGCTGTTTTTCTTTTGCGGTCATTACAGGTGCATACGCATGAGCGGGAGTAATAACAAATCCAACCGCAAGAGCGGCTACTAAAAGGATTTGCTTCTTAGGGCGAATCTCTAGGCCCTAACTCCTAACGCCTCACAAACCTTGCAGAGCGCATCAACTACTTTCCATGCTCCACACTTACAGCGAGTTA